TCAAAAGTTTTTGGATTTGATTTATTTACAACTATAACTTTTACATATGTATCTTTATAAAAATCTTTTAGTTTATTAATTGTTTTTATAAATTCATTTAAATCAAAATCTTCTTTTGAATCATTATATTTGAATTTATAAAAAATTCTATTTTCATTTTTAATAAATTCAGTATCTAAAGTTTTTGTGTCGAAAACATAAAATCCTTTTGTATCTTTATAGTCATTCCAGAACAACTCGTAAGGAGTTCCTAAGTATTCTATATTATCTTTCTTTGATTTTGTATGAAAGTGTCCGCTTAATACAGACTCAAACCTTGAGAATATATCAGCATTCATTCCATGAGGATTAGGTATTCCAGCCATCATATCAAATCCTTTTAACTCTAAATGAGCACCAAGTATAGATGCTTCACACTTTTGAGCCCATTCGGTATATTCTTTATAGTTACTATTATTAATCCATGGGATAACTGCTACCTTTAAACCATCATAATCTAATACTGTAGGTTTCATACATATATTAACATTAGATGTAAAGTAACCAAGTAACTCTTTTAGAGAACATAACTCATTTGTATTTTTATAATATACATCGTGATTACCTGGAATAATATCCATAGTCATACCATATTCTTTCAAGGGTTCTAGGAAATGTTTACGATTAGTATTTAATGCTTTAAAGTTTACAAATTTACGATGCTCATAATAATCACCTAAGTGTAATACATTTTTAATACCATGTTCTTGACAATATGGAAAAAATACTTCAGTATAAAATCTACCTTGGTATTCTAAAAATATATCAGATGAATTCCTAACACCGCAATGTGTATCATTTAATATTGCTACTTTCATAAACCTAACCTAGCTTTTCTCATCGCTCGCCTGTACTTAACAGCCATCTCACGATAATATTGTTTTACATATGCTCTTTTAGCTTTACGTTTAATTTCTTTTGCAAAGAGTTTCTTTCGTCTTTTCTCTGCTCTTAATAATTGTTTAGTGCTTAATTTTTTCATTACATAAATAGTTCTAGTTTTTCTTTTTTCTTTTCTTCTTTAGCAAATACTTTAATAGCTTCGTCTTTGGTTCTTACTTGACCAATTCTCTGTCTTAAAGTATCTACATAAGCCATAGTTTCTTGAGCTCCTGCTTCGTCCATACCCATTTGAGTAAAGTCCTCAATACCCATTTTCTCAATAAACTTAAACTTGATATCTTGTTGTCTTTTCTCTTTAGTAATTCTTCTGATAAAAGCAAAATAACAAATTTGTGTAAAATAAGAGAATGCATTTGGTTTACCTGTTCTTGTAGCTGTTTCGATTTTATAATTACCGATAGCTCTTAAACAATTTTCTACTGCATCCATTACCATTTCTTCACGATAAGTATACCTCACGAAGTTCGGTCTGTGAGACAGGCCTTCAGCAATTTTGATAAAACATCTTGCGATATAATCAGTTACTTTAGGTACGTCTGTATCATTGGAGCGAGCTTCTTGAACTAATAATGCATAGTCGTATACTGCTTGTGAAAATTCTTTATTGTTTACATAATGTGCTTTATTCTTAGCCATTATAATTCCTCCATAATAGATTATATTATACCACAGTTTTGCGTAAATGTAAATAGTAAATTCTTTAGTTTATTTTCACTTTAGCTATTTACAGATGTGAAAAAGTATGGTATAATAATATAGATATCCGGAGGAGGGGAGTATATACAATTTAATGTATAGTCTTAGGAACATCAGGTTCCACGTCCACACCGTCGTCCGAATACTTTTCAATCAACTGTTGTTCATACTCTTCAAGTATTTCCTGTTCAGAACGCTGTTTCTCAGGAATAGACTGTTGAGCTGATAACGCCAACTTAACATAACTTTCCTTTGCTTTATCTGAAATAGGAACATGCTGAATTACATGACTCTTTAGTATTTTAAACACTTTAGCTTCTGAGAATGGAAACCATGGAGAAAACTGATATGCCCCTAGTATATTAGATGATACTACTAGTGGTCTTTCCAGAATCCAATTGTTGTCGTTTTTCACTGATACTAGTGCGACAATCTCATCTCCATTTACGAGTTTAAAATGTCTAATGTTTAAAGATTGAATACCTTCCATATTATTATTATTTATAACTTATAATCAAATAACTTGTAATTAAATTTTTCTTTACTGTATATTTTTATTCTTTCTGCTGCGTGTTGTAATGTATAATTCTTTTTCGATTTCCAGTGTAAATCATCTGCAATATCGTATACAGTAGTATTTATACCATCACCACTCTTTCTTAATCCTCTTCCGATGCTTTGGAGAACCCTAATTTGAGACTTACTTGGTGAAGCAAATATAATGTTGTGTAAACGCTTAATATTAATACCTGTAGAAAAAGTACCCATGGAAGCAACAATAACGGCATCTTTTTGGGTCTCGGTAATCTCACGGATTTGTTCTCTCGTGTCGACATCTGTTTCTCCTGATACGTAAAATAATTTTCTATTATTATTTATTCTTTTTTGCAATAGAGAGTGTAATGGTTTACCATGTTTTTCTACATACTGAAATAGTATTAGTGTATTACCATTCTTACATGTTTCATTAGCTAAATTACATATAAACTCATTTCTTTCTTCATACTTAACTATAAAGTCAAGTTCATCTTGGTATTTTAATCCTGATACTATTTTACATATCTCATCACTATATTTTAATAAACATATTTTAATATTTAATTGTGATAAATCATTATTATCAATAAGTTCTTTAGTTGTAGTTACCTGATACACTGGACCAAATAATCCTTCTAATACTAACTGATGAGTTTGAGAACCATCAAGTGTTCCTGTTGTACCTATTCTATATTGAGCTTCTGTACACTTTTCCATTATAGATGTCAAAGATTTAGCTTTAAAATTATGGGCTTCATCTCCAAGTACCATACCAAAATCTAAAAACCAATGACCTGGTAATTTATATATTGATTGCCATGTACTTATTAATACTCTTTGTTTTAAACCAAATTTTTCTTTACCTGAATATATCCTATGACAATTTTTTGATACATCCCAACTATCCTTTTCTGAATAATCAGCAAAATCAGAATACATCTGCTCTACTAAAGATGTAGTAGGTACAATAATTAATATATTTTGATTATAGTGTTCTAAAAAGTATCTAACTGCTAAATATATGATCAAACTCTTACCAGAAGCTGTTGGCGACAATAACAAAGATTTATTGTGTGATAAACACTGCGAGAGTGCATCTAATTGGTAATCCCTAGGGGTTATATCACTACCTTTCACAGAAAGGACTATTTGGGATAAAAAGGAATTTATGTCATGTGTAACTAATTGATTTACCGTACTATATTTTTCACTCTCTTCCTCATTTAAGGTATAATTTCTTATTGTGCAAAACTCCTGTAAGTATTTATGTAACCCACAGTATAGAGTTTTCTTTCTCATATCATATAGACGTATTTTACCGTCCCACATACGATTACGATATGCAGGCATAAACTTATAACCAGGTACAAAGAAACAAAAGTGTTCTGATAATTCTTTTTCTATTGAAGGTTCGCATTGAACATGCATGAAGACTTCATTCTTCTTTTTAATAGTAATGGATTCCATGATTAGATTCCGCTAGTGAATTTTCTCCATTCAATCATGTTTTTAATATTCTGATGTCGCCATTTAATGTTTTCCATTATCTCTTTAAGTGTATCACAAATTTCTTTTAAGTAATCAATCTGCCCTTGTTTTTCTTGTATGACAGGATCTGAATCATAATAATAATTCATATCACCTTTTAATACAGTAAGACCATTTAAAGGATCATAATCCCATCCTTTTTCATCAATTTCTTCTTGTGTTAACTTGCCGTTATAATGTAGCCATTTGTCTTTAATTAGCACTTTAAATTCAGCTTCAGCTTTTTTCAGTTTCATTTTATGAACTGAATATATTTCTAAGTATTTGGAATGTAATTTAGCGGATTGTCTAGATGACTCATCAAGATTCATTTCATCTATCTGAGAATCTTCTTTCCACATTTCTAAGATTTGTTGCAAATTATTCATATTATATATTATACCATAGTTTAATGATAATGTAAATAGTTATTTAATTTCGAAATAAGTATATGCGAATGTGATATCTACTTGTACAAAATCTAAGTCACTGGATTGTGTATTAAACTCTACACCTGTTATTCCTGTAGGAAATAATCCTTTAAACTCAATTTGTTTATTTACATTATTGTGAGAACTCAAAATCAATAAGGTACCGTCTTCTCTCTGGCTTTCTGAATCGCCATGTTCTAAAATATGCTTCATCCAATTGAATGTTTCAATATAGTTTTCCATATTTTCAGTAACATTTATACGTAGTGTTAAATCATCAAATTGTAATCTATCACCTGTTGATGCTAAGTTCACTCCTCTATATGGAGTAGATACAGGTGGTAAAGTTACTGATGGTAATTGAGCGGCTATACAAAAGTATTCAATATTTGCGTATTTGCCACTATTGATTTTAAACTGAAACCCTACTGGGCTTAAAAAGTTTTTATTTGTTGTTAATGTACTCATACTATTATTTATACATAAAAAAAGAGGGTTCCGAAGAACCCCCTTAAAAAATAGTTAAAAACTATCCTTACTCCATGATTCCATTTACTTTGAAAATTCTGAAGTATACGTTCTGTCTATCTGTACCTAGGCCTGAACCTGTTACAAATGGGTTAGCTACCATACCATATCTAGTTTTGAAACCGATTCTTGGCTGGAAGTCATTTTCCCCAACAGCTTTAACCATTGTCAACGGAACGTATGGGCAATAGAAAATACCTGCGTCATAAGGGTTTGCACCTCTATAACCAACACAAGCAAAGTCTTCTGTTGCATACGGATCGATATAGACTTTTAGTCTTCCGTTAAGAACACCAGCAAAAGTATTACCAGTATCATCAACGTTTAGGTTTGCTGCTAGAGCAGGAGTGTAATCTAACATACCTGCAGCTGCTAGAGCTGAAGCTACGTCTGAAGAAACGAGTACAAAGTTACCTTTACCTCTTCTTGTTCCTTTAGCGATTTCGTTACATTCTCTCTCTAGTTGCATGATAAGACCTTTAAATCTTTCTACCATCCATCTACCGTCTGAATCTGTGTTAACATCAAATACACCTTTAAGTGCTACTGAAGCTTGTTGTGCACCCAATTTAGCAGTTTGGTAAATTGATCTTACAACTTCTCTGTTGATTTCCGCAAGGATTTCAGCAGATAGGATGTTAGCCAATTCGCCTTCTGCGTCAAGACCATGA